CTGTAGTCGTATACGAAGCAGTCCTTGACGGTCTGGGGCTTATGAGCGGGTAGTACTGCGTGGAAGCATTCGACATCGAAGAAAACTCGTTGTCAGATATAACGTCGTTCTGGTTTAATCCCGCCCACGTGATTACATCCTTTTCATATTTTTTTATAACATTCTGCGCCTTTGCAAGATACATATTACCACCCATTCTCCGCTGTGAAATCGTGCTTTATTTCCCTGACGTTGCTGTACCATTTCTCATAGTCTGCCACCGAAGCATTGTAGAATCCCATCCAGTTGTTGTATATCTCGAACTCATTCTCGTAAGCGTGAATCTGCGCTATGCAGTACTGGTAATACATCTCGATGAACCTGTCAGGCAATGACAATGTTTCAGAAGCTATCAGGGCTTCCGTCTTTGCTGTGCGCCTGTACTTATACGCCATTTTTATTTTCGGCTGCTGTATGGTTACTGCGTGCGATTCGACCTGCGCTGTGAAAGTACCCTCTGCGAACGTCAGCACATCATCACCCACATAGGCTATGATCGCATATTTATTGTTTGCGGTATTGGATGTGCAACCCGATACAAGAGCGTATTCCCCTGCGGTGAATCCGTCGAAGTCCACGCCGGACGTGTATATGCAGTTCGTCTTTATCGACACCGTGCCTGTTTCTGCCTGCGCTGTGAAAGTTCCTGTATCAAACGTCAGGACGCTTGCCGACACCGCCGTTATGGTTGCCGTTACATTATTCCCTGTCTGGTCTATGCAGTTGCTTATCTGGATAACATTGTTCACCACGAATCCTGCGGTTACAAATGAACTTCCTGTCGTGGTTATGCTTCCCGAAGCGAAAGTCAGTTCGCTTGCCCCCGAAGTATAGCTTATCGCCTTGAAAGTTATCTGCCCTGACCCGCTGACGTAATTAGCGTCATTCTCTGTCGGCACAGGATATATGTTTATCTTGCTGTCATCGTAATAATATGATCTGTCCGCCTTGTCGTCCGCAAGTGTCCGCTTCTGGTATTCCGTTCCGTCCACATACAGGGTAATTACATCATCCCATAGGCAACCTGACGGCAGGGAATACTGATAGACGTTCTTCGTGCGGTTGTAGAACTGCATACGGAACTCTTTGTATGTGTCCTCGTATACTGCGGTCTCCACAGTGTTCACCCATGCGACTTTTGTTGAGGTCGCAACCGCATTGTCTTTCCGTGCGTTGAGTTCGGTAATAAATGCAGATACGGTAACGCTCATAATAGATCACCTCTCAAACATTTAAAGGCTGTACGCTTACCGTTACTGTTTCCGCTCCTGCGTCCTCTGTTGCGACTACTTTTATCCAATCGGGTATGCCTTTGAATAGAAATACCCTATTTGAATTCAACTGATAAGACATTGCCGTCTGCGTTCCTGTGTTTGCAAGTTCATAGCATTGTTTATATGTTCCTTGCTCCGTCAGGCTCCCTTGAATGGCTATCGTCCAGTTCGCCGCCCCGCTTATGGTAAAATCCACAAGCACAGCATTGCGCCCTCTGCAATCAACCTTTGCGGAAGTTGCCGTTGCTGTTATCGCTGAATGAACCGTGGTTACATTACCCTTTACCATTTCTGTTAATGATACATATGGAGACATCATTTTACTGCACCCTCTTTCTTCTTGTTTCTCGCACAAAGTCCGTATTCCCAGCCATTCTCGTGTATGTTCCCGCACGAACTGCAAACCTTGTTCTGTTTCTTCGGCTTGTCCTTCACAACGGACACTATGGGAATAGCCCTTGCTTCTTCAAACTGCGTGATCTTCTTTTCTTCCTGTATAGGTTTATTTGCCATAGAATCCGCTAACCGTTCTATCTCGATAAGGATGTCGTACAGCAACATTTCCGTCTTTGATATTAGATTATATTTCTCTGCGTATTTGCTCATTATCCCTCCCGATATGAATAAGGGAGAACTTTCGTCCTCCCTATGGTTTATGCTATTGTCGCAAACGGGAATGTCCTTGTTCCATCGGAACCAGTTGCTATATTCCCTGCACATCTTGTTATCGCAAGATCGCACGACCCTGCCATGTTAGCCGCACTTACCCACATATTGTCAACTACAAGGCATCTGTCTGAATTATCGTCGATTGCAAGAGTAGTAACATCAAGATAATTTCTTGCTATTAAGCCGTCCACCACGTCGGTATCATCAATGATGATACCAACTGCACAGTTGAAATAATTATCAGCTATGTAGAGGTTGTTGTTTGTAGCTACTCCAGACACTTGAATGCCGATAAGTTGTTTTACATTATAAGTTGTTCCCTGAAATCGGCAACCTGTTACAACAACGTCTACGCAGTCGTTAATTTCAAGCGCTTTGGTTGTCGTTCCATTGCCAAGAAAATCGCAACCGATGAAAGCCGCACCATGATTGGATGCCGCCAAGTCAACGGTTACTGCCGCTGTTACATTTTGGAACGCCATGTTTATCCATCTGCATCCCATAACTGCTGTTGCCGGAACCTGCACGCCTATCAACTTTGCTTTTGCCAAAAAGTCTGTACATCCGCAACCTATAATGTCCGTCTTTTCAGGAAACCTTGTAAGGCTTTCCTTATAAGCGCCACCATTGACATATAGCCTATTGCGTCTGTCCCAGTGGTTGGTCTTTGCAATGTCGTTATCTGCAAGTGCTATCCCAGCCGCTATTGTCTTAACAGCTGTCGCCCATGATGTTCCGTCATTGGTGTCCTTCCCTGCATTTCCGTCCACATAAAAAGCGGTATAAAGTCCATCACTTCCAAATGTGGTTTCATATCCTTTCGGCCCCTGGTAAAAACCATTTATTGCCGATACTTTGTCAAAATGCGTTATTCCCATGGTTAACACTCCTTTCAAGAGCAGGGGCGGAACGAACCGCCCCCATTAATTTTACTGCTAAGATGTCGGGTTATTCCCATAAATCCAAGTATAATCGTCCCACCCATATGCAAAATCACCTATGAGCTTAAATTTTACCACTTCCGTATCGAAATCTTCTTCTCTTTCCGGCTTCGGTCTGCGACCCCAATACCAGTTCAAGTTGTTGCTCATTTCCATGCCTGCGATCATAAACCACTTTTTGTCTGTGATGAAAGGCGAGATCATTACCTGGAACTCACCCTTGTATATATTGAGTGCGTGGTCTGTTATGTAGGCTTCCTCGTTTGACCCGATGATCTGTCTTGCGGTCTTTTCGTTCTCTACTCCGCACAACAGGATGTTCGGTATCGTTCCAACAAGCACATCGCCTTTGTCGTCCACGAATTGAAGCATTCTCTTTCTGACTGTTTCAAAGTTCGCAACGGTCAGTGAGAGAGTGTCCTCATTGGATTGAGTATGTGCTGTGTCTGACGGGCTGTAAGGATGTGCTGTTGAGCAAAGTCCTACGCTGTCCTTCCTGCTTGTGTAAGCGTCGGTGAATGCGTTCATAAACACGCTGAATGCGTAATACTGTATCGTCTTGTATACTGCGTCTGCCGCCTTGATGGTACGTTTGCCGATTTCCTTAAACTGCTTATACCTGAATATTCTTTCCTCAAGCTGAATACCTGCTACATATCTCGTCTGACGGTAATCGGTTTCGTAGCCTTTGGCATATCCGTCGTATACAACTACCCCGCCCCACGGCACCATCTTTGACATTGCACCGATGCCCATGTGTCTTTCCTCGATGCTGTCGGTATCAGACACGGTGAACAACTGCGACATATAGTCAGGCAGGTTCTTTGTTCTGGAATCGTACAGCTTGTCGATTCCGTTTTCAAGTTCTTTATAATCTTCTACTGATAAAATAGCCATTTATATTTACCTCCTTATATCGAAACTGCACTATTGCCAAACTGATGCAAACGCAGTTTCCAATATGATACGAAGTTCTCTGGGGAAGCGTCGACTAACTGTAACCCCTGACTGCCACTGGAATCCCAGTCCACGTCTGTTCCGTCTGATGTTAAGTCCCATCCGAACTCGGTCAAGGCGAGAGGTCCAGGGCAGAGATAAGCTGTGTCGCCTGATGCGAATGCGGCGATCTGTGTTGCGAATGTTATTGTGCCGCCCGTTCCCGTGGAATCGGTGATCGGGATGTCTTTGCCGTTCAAGGATGAATCAGCCGCACAAGCAACGACATGGAGCATTCCGCCAATCCATAAGTTGTCTGTTGCGGGAAGAAGTCCTGCGACCACGAATGTAGTCGTGCTTCCTCCTGTTGCTGTTATTACGTTTGTAGATCTCAATGCGAACACGGCATCGGGGTTGGTGATAACTTTTATTTTAAGCCCCACCTGCCTGCCTGCCGTTGCTCCATCATGTACTTCTGCCGCCACTCCTATGGACTGTGCGTCAAGGTCGGCGGGTGTAACTGCCGCCACTCCGGTTCCCGGTGTGAACTTGACTACTTCGCCTTTCTCAATGGCTGTGCCGGTTGCTATATACAATTCCTGTATTGTAGGTGTGCCGCCGTTTTCGTTACGTGCATATTCAAAATAAGCCATATAAATTACTCCTTTCGTCAACTAACCCTTTTTAGGCAATAAGTGTGCAATGCTTTGATTGAACGCCTTGCTAAAGGATGTAGGTGTTTTTGTCGTTTTGTTTGTTTCTGTTGAATCGCTGTCCATGTTCTTCACTCCACGCTTAATATTATCGTGGATTTCATCTTTTGCGTCCTGTTTAGCCTTGTCCTTTATATCGCTCAACTTAAGTTTGCCGTTCCGTACAGCGTCCCCCAATGCAAGAGTGTACGCTACCGCAACTTCTACCTTCGGGAAATCGTGCATGGTCTTGTCTATCTGCGCTTCAAGTTCCGTGAAATAAGGACTGCTTCTTAACGCTTCTTTTTCTTTAGTAACTCTCGACTGCATTTTTGCTATCTCGTTCTGTTCTTCCATCTGCTTGACGTACGCTTCCGCTTTCAGGATTGCAGGATGAGTGTTGATATACTTGTCTATCTCTTTGGTGTCGAACCCGTCATCCTCGAACTTTTTCAGCATAGCTTTTCTCTGCGTCAGTATCTCCGCCCTGTCCAGTTTGATTTTCAGTTCGTTTCTTTCCAGTTCAAGAGCTGTCGCTTTTTCTTCTGCTTCCAGACGTTTCTTGTTCTGCCGTTCCCAGTCAAGCCCTTTTTGAATGTTGGTTTTCCATTCAGACTTCGGTACAGGCACTTTCTCGTCAAGCACGTCCGCTATGATCACTTCTTCTTCTTCGACTGTTTCTTCCGCGCCTTTGGGTTTATCGTCTTTTGAATCTTCACTGACTTTATCCAAAAAGCTGAAATCGATATCCGTCATCGGGTTGGTTTGCCCCTCTTCCGGAACTTCCTTTGTTTCGTCCACTTCGGATATTGGTTTATTATCCTTATTAGGCATTTAAAACTCCTTTGATTACTTTATTTCAACGGCATTGGTTTATTGCCGGTGATTACTTCACTGTTTTCTGCACGTTCTTTAAGTCCTTTGAATCCACCTGCGGCTGTTCCGCTCCCTGTTGAGCCGCAACCTGCATGTCCTGCAACTCTTTCAGTATGGTTTCCTTGTCAGGCAGTTTGCCGTCTATAATGGTGTCCCAGAACGCTTTCGGCCCCATCCCCTTGCCAAACAGCGAGAGTGCCAACTGCTCGTAATACTTCCACGACTGCGGTCTTTCGTCCGCTATGTTGACCGATATGTCGAAGTCCGGCACGTACATCTCTTTCGTTCCGTCCTCCAGTACATTGGCTTTCATCATGTCAGTGTTCTTGAACTTGCCGTACTTGTCCGCCGCTTTCGGATCCATCGTTTCAAATATATTTGCAAGCTGTATAAGCCCCGCCAGCCGTTCGTTCTTGTCTGGCATTGCGACTATCTGCTGTAACCCCTCGTATACCAGTTTCTTTATGGCCATACTCCTGTTGCCGCGAATCCTGTACTCACGTTCATCTGTGTAAAACTGCGCAAGCCTGCTGATTATGAGCCTGACATACTCCGTCATAAACCCCTGTAGTATCTCGGTCTTGCCTTTGTTCCTGACATCTGACTTGTTTCCAAGAGCTTCTATCGAAGCGTAAGGGACATTGGCTCCCGGAGAAATGCCCTGCTGAATCGCTGTGTTCTGCGATACGGTGTCTATTACGGTTTTCAGGATGTTCATTGCTTCTATGATTCCCTGCGGTACGATGACCCCTGTGCGCTCTTTCATCTTGTCTTTGGAGTTGACCTCTATGAGTTCCCCGCCTTTGTACATCTTCGCCTTGTATTCCCTTGTCTGTGCTTCCGACATTGCGCCCTTTTCAACGATGTACCCGCCAAGCCCCTGCAATGACATTGCTTCAAGCATTATATCGAACATGGTGTTATACATGACCTGCGGATTCAGGATGTTTCTGATTTCCCCGAACCCCCACGGATTCGTTTCGTCCTTGTAGAGCGTCCTGAATACGAACGGATAAAGCCCATCTTCATAAACATAAGGGATATAGTCAAGGAGCACCGTTCCGCAGACATACGAACAGTGTATGCCGTTGATTTTCCCTTCCGCCATATCCGCATACATCTCCGACCGCTGTTTATCTTCCTTTTTCATTTTTTCTGATTTGTCAAGAAGCATCTTCTTCTGTTCTTCCGATATGAAAGCGGGTTTCCCCTTGTGCCAGCACTCTATGACTGTCGCCTGTTTCGGGTCTGCCCCCTCTGTGGTATCAAGGTCGTCATCCGGCGAATCCTCGATTACGTACTTTCCGTTTTCCCATGCGTCTTTTATCCATGAGATTTTCTTGCGGTATTTGATATTTATAAACTCACACTCCTGCAACCTCTTTTTCAGATTGATTATCGCAGGGTCGAAATATATCTCGTCCTTATCCTGAAACGCCGTTATGATCTCGCCGACATATTTGTTCGGGCCCGAACCGCCGACATATGAAGCGTCCCATATGACCTTTCCTATGAAACATCCGTACTTGATTCCCTGCTCAACGATTTCCTTGAACTCGTCATGGAAGTTGTTGCGCTCGAATATATACGCTATCAGGTCAGCAAGTTTCGCCGCCATCTCGTCGTCGCTGTTTTCCCTGCCTGATATGCTCGCTTCCGGCACCGATGTAGTCAGCCCGTCCACTATGTTCATTGACGTTGGGAGGATGAAGTTCGATACGCTGTTTGGTCTGCCCTTTTTGTCAAGCCTTGCTATCGGAGCAATGGAAGTGTCCCACTGGTCGCCTTTATATGCCAACCGTTCATCTTCCCAGTATGGCACCTGCAATGCCCTGTTGCCCTGTTCGGCTAACTGTTGGTAATACGTAACGTCATTTATATGCTGTGTTTCTTCTTTTGTCTTTTTGTATTTTGCCGTTTCCTTATTTTCATCCCGTGATTTCTTGTTAAACATTTATGCCTCCTTAAAAAAAAGTTCGGGCATCATGCTGTTTCCCGTTGATGTCAACTGTTTCTATTTCTTCGGCATAAGGCTTCGTAACCTTGACTACCTTTTCGTCTATAAAATCCGTCAGTATGGATATGAACCGCTGTATCTTCGTTTCCTGTTCCTTGTTCTGCTCTACCTTGATTTCCCTTATCTTCATAGCCATATTGAACCCTATCTTATAGGCAATCAGGACTGCTGCCAACGCCACGATAAACATGATAAGATAAATAACCATTTAGCACCTACTTTCAATGTCTGTTCATATGAGCAGGTCATAATTGCAGAGTAACACGTACTCGTGCCACTGTCAAGAACTATTTTCAGGCATAAAAAAACACCGCCCATTTCTGAACGGTGCTCTTGTCTTTTGTGTCTTATTCAAACCAGCTTCCCGTTGGGTCTTTTCTGTCCTCGTACTCCTGCTGCCATGCGTCTTTGTCTACCCTTTTTTCAGGCGAAGTTTCCACATCCGTCCACATCTGTTTCCGGCAGTAGTGCGTTATCGCCGCCGCCATTACAAGGTCGTCTGATTTTC